GACGAAGTAATTTTCAGGGAATATTTCTATGACACACCACCAGAAGGAAAATACAGATGTGTTGGAGAAGATGGACTGCCTGCATGGGCAGATATTCCTCCACCAACACGTGAAGAACAAATTGCATCAGCCGAAACTAAAAAGCAGCAATTGATTAATCAGGCCAACGATTATATGAACAGTAGACAATGGGTTGGTAAAGCGGCTATTGGTCGTCTGAAAGGTGAGGAACTGGCGCAATATAATTTGTGGCTGGATTATCTGGACGCACTGGAGCTGGTCGATACTTCCGGTGCACCAGATATTGAATGGCCTACGCCTCCGGCAGTTCAGGCCAGATGACATCCGGCGCGGTGCTGGTATCTGTTGCCGTCACCGCGTCAATGTAATCCAGCACGGCGTTAAGGCGGGTTGTTTCTGCCTGCGTCAGCTTCCGTCCGGCCTGTAATTTCAGTTGAATCAGACTGATGGAGGCCATTGCAGTATCAATCAGCGACTGGCGCTGTGCTTCTGCTGCATCTACTGCTGCGCCGTGCTGTGCCTCAGTATCGGTCACCCATTTCTCACCATCCCATTTATCGTATGGCGTTAACGGGGCGATAGTGGTTGTATTTTCAGGGTAATCACCCGGAGTTGTGATTTCTTTGGCTTCTCCCGTTTCGGTGTTATAGACGATTTCACCGCGATGGTCTGGCACATATTCCCATGAGTTAAAATCTGCAGAACGGCAGATAGCATAACCAGCCTTATATGTGCCTGGTGAATCTAAACAGGAATATGCCGGGATACCAACACCAACGGCAAGATATTCATTTGAAGTGGAAATATATTCCCGTATTTCACCATCATAGTTATAGACGGTAATATTCCCTGCCTTCGTGGCAATAATCTCGCTATTTAATACAGCGTTATCCATTATGCAGCCCTCACAATATAATTAAAGGCAATGTTACGTGGGCGGTTCTCATTTGCGGTTGGGACAACGGCTGAAGCATTAAAATTCGCATACAGGGAGCGTTGATACCCGGATGCTGATGCACCACTTAATGCGGGAGCTTTTGACTCCGAAGCCGAAAAGGCCCCTGACACGTATCCTAATAACCCTTGTGAATCGCCAATTGAACTGTAGCCAACCACCCCGGTAATGTTTCGGATAGCATCTCCTTGTGCTGAAAGCAGAGTTCGCCCACTATCCACTCCCTTTCCACCATCCCAGCCACGAATAAACTCACCGCGTAAATCAGGCAATTTTAACGTCGGGTAAGCCTTTGCCAGATTAGGGTAATCTTCAGCAGAAAAAGCCGCACCGTTGCATTTCAGCCAGCCTGTTGGCGGTGTGGCTGAAGGCCATGGAACAGGCACACCAACAGGCAGCGCAGAGCCTTCCCCTAAACCAAGGTATGCGAGAAGACTAGCAACATCCTTTCCACTCAAATGAGTCAGCGTATTGTCCAGCGGTTGTTTACCTGCCAGTGCATTAAGCATTGTCGTGGCAAAGTTCGGGTCATTCCCCAGCGCCGCCGCCAGTTCGTTCAGTGTATCCAGTGCCGCAGGTGCAGAACCCACCATTGCCGCAATCGCCGATTTCACAAATGCCGTGGTGGCAATCTGTGTATTGTTGACCGACTGTGCCGCAGTCGGTGCGGTTGGCGTTCCGGTGAGTGCCGGACTCGACAGCGGCGCTTTCAGTGCCAGCGCATTGTTAATGGTGGTACTGAATTTCGGATCATTGTTAATGGCTACGGCTATTTCTTTCAGCGTGTCCAGCGTGGCTGGCGCATCATTAATAAGAGCCGTCAGTGCCGCCTGAACAAATGCGGTGGTCGCAACCTGCGTGGTGTTATTCCCCGTCGCTGGCGTTGGCGCTTTGGGTGTCCCGGTAAACGTAGGACTTTCTTTGGCTGCATACTGTGAATGCGGGTCCGGTGCGGCAAGATGTTTTGCCATCTGATCATCCGCGTACACCTTCAGCTCCAGTGCCTTGTCATCCACATACTTGCGGGTTGCCAGCACTACAGCAGGGTCGATTTTCAGGGTGATATTGTCCGTGCTGCTGGTAATCAGCACCATGCGCACGGTCTGGGTACGCCCGCTGCCTTCAGCCAGTTGCGGCTTATAGCTTTCCGGGCAGTTGCCCACGGCAATCAATGCCCCTGACTCATCAAACAGGCCCACTTCACGTATCCACCAACCGCCCTCGTTTTCAGGGATCACCTGTTCAGCAATAATCTGGCTGCTGTTCTGTGGGTCGATATAGAGCATATTCAGCGCAGCCCGACGTTTCTCATTTACCAGTGCACTCTGCTTTGCGTCCGGCGTCGGCAATGTTCCGCCACCATCGCCCACCGCCATATGGGTAATTTTTAGCGGCACACCGAGCGCGGCGGCGCTGACAAGTTTCGCCGCGCCAATATCCGTCAGCAGGGTATAAAATTTTGTGCTCATGGATTCACTCTCATTGTGTCAATAACATGGACCGCCCCGCCTTCATGCGCGGTGCCGCCAGAAATAATTGTTTCGTTGATATACGGATAGATCGTGATTTCTTCGCCAAGATAGCTGGCGGCTCCCACCCAATGCGGGCCGCTGGTCTGCAGATTGATGGACATGCCGATCATGTGGCGGCTACATGGTTTGGCATCGCTTATCAGTCGCTCAAGTTCCAGATAGGTATCTTCAGTGATGCCCTGGTCCTGCACGCCGATATCCAGGCGAAACGTGCCCGGAGCCTCTCCGGTTTGCCACCACTCAATAATGCGGATCAGGAATCCGAACGGTTCCACCACCCGCCGCACGGCACTGGTGGTTCCTTTATGCTGATGAATATAAAAAGCATCCTTCACTACCTGGCGTTTGACGCTTTCTGTCCAGCCCTCGTCCCAGCGATCCACAGAGAACGCCCAGGCGAGATAAGGCAGGAAGCTGACCGGACAGGTAGCCGGATTCCACAAGTCACGCAGCGGCACCTGCAGATCAGAAATCCCGCTACAGGTTTGCGCCAGTCGGCGCTCCAGTGAAGTTGAACCCCGTGGCAGCAGACTATTCATCCGTTCCTCCGTTGGTTACGCTCCACTGCGTACATGATGCCGCCTGTGTTTTGTTCAGGACCACATCCGCCAGAGGAGAAGCCAGCTCCACACGCTGCACACCCTCAACATGCAGGGCGGCAAAGATGGCGCTACGGCGAATATCCCGACCAAGACGCGTCTGACTGGCGATGTACTTCTGCAGGCTGGCTTTTGCCGCTGCCATTACCGGCTCTGCTTCCGGTCCCGGATAGAGAAAAATGGTGGCTTCCACGCGATACGGGATGATTTCTGCGCTGCGAACCGTCAGACGGTCAGCCACCGGGCGGACGTTCTCACTGTTCAGAGCTTTTTCCACCACGTCCAGCAGGTCTTTTTCTGCAGTTCCATCGCCTTCGCGGCTAAGGACAGTCAGCACCACCTCTGCAGGTGCCGGGCTGGTTGCACTGGCATCCGCCACCCTACCGTCGGCGCTTCGGGCATGAAATTCATAAGCTGCAGTTGGCCCCGCAACAGAAAGCCCTTCAAAGGCTGCAGGCACACGCAGGCGTAACGCTTCATCGCTTTCCATCACAGCTGCAACGGGCGGCACAGCATCATTATCAGCAGGCGTCACCGTCAGGCGTGTCACGTTGTAGTTGGCAGCGAGCTGGTCAAGATCGCCGCCCATCGCGTAAGCCACCATCACCGCCTGTGCGGCTTCGTTAATGCGCTGGCGCAGAAGCAACTCACGGTAAGCGTTCTCCTGCAACAATTTAGTGACGGGTTCAGATTCCAGTTCCAGCGTGCGGATCACGGCTTCCTGCTCATCTTTCGGATGAAGCGCCACAAATTCTGCCTTGCGTTCGGCAAGCAGCGTCTCAAAGTCCGGCACATCCACAATCTGCGGTGCAGGCAACTGCGAAAGGTCAATCATTGCCATTCTCTGCTCCTGTTGATACGGAAAGGGACACAGGCACACCGTTATTCCGCCGCCCGGTCAGCTCCACCACCATAGAACCGTCAAAGTTGCTGTTGATGGTGATGGAATCCAGCGTCAGCCGTGGCTCCCAGCGACTCAGCGCCACATACACTGCCGACATGACCTGCAGGCGTAATGCCGGATTTTGTGGCTGGTCTATCAGTGCCGACAGCAGGGAACCATATTCCCGACGGGCAATGCGGCTACCCTGCGGCGTCAGCAAAATGTCCCGCACCGACTGGCGCAGATGGTCAATATCAGTAATGGCTTTACCGCTGGTATTGTTCATCCCGCTATAAAGCGTCATACCGGGCCTCCGGTTGTGTCGCCGCCTTTCAGGACGCCAGTATGCTGATGTGCATCAACCACAATCCCGTTAGAACTCATCACTCCGCCGCCCTGGGTAACGCCACCATTGATCACCACTTCGCTGTTAATGCGCGTGTGGTCAGCCTCCAGTACAAACTCACTGGTTTTCATGGTGATGTTGTCAGCGGCCTCAATGACCATTGATTTGATGCCCCTTACATACCAACGCCCGGTGGCAGGTTCGTATTCAAACCAGCCACCGTCAGGATGTTCTGTCACGCAGGCGTCTGCCGACGTCGACGGTGGCGCGAACTGATTCGAATAGATGGCGGGCAGCGCAAAGGCTGTTTCCAGATTGCCGCCCAGACTCAGTAGCACCACCTGCTCACCTTCCGATGGTCGCCACCATGTCCGGGCATTACCCGCGCGCAGCGTCAGCCAGTTAATCCAGTTGGTTTCAAGGTCGCCCGTTTTCACCCGGCAAAGCCAGTTTTCCCTGTCCACTTCGGTGACTACCCCTGTGCGGATCAGGTTGGTGATAAGGCGCATGATTTCGGTTAATTGTGCGTTCATAGGGAAAGGTTGCCATCAGGGGAAGAAAGGCGGCAGTGCTGCAACTTGTATCAGTGCTGATACAAAGATCACCCCGCCAGCCATTGCAGAATCATGTCGCGGGTCATTGCCTCAACATCATCATTTACACCCAGAAGGCGACGCTCTGCGTAACGCACCTCCGGTCCCTTACGACTGACGCGATCTCGCAGGCCGTAATGGTGAATGCGGGCAATGCGCTGCACCTTGCCTTCAAACTGCACGCTGGCAGAGTCGGTGCTGGCGGCAGTTTTCAGGTATTTTGTGGTGCGCAGCTTTGCAAACATCTGACGTTTGATACGGCCTTTTTTACTGCGTGCTGTTACCCGTCGCGGTTCATAGCCGCTGCCGTCAGGGTTGCGCTGCATCCTGATATTCTGCTGCTGTGTCCGGCGAAGTTCCTGCGCCAGCTGGCGCATCATGCGGCTTCTCGAGGCTGGTTCCAGATTCGCCAGCAAGGCACTCAGCCAGTCGTCCACCTTCTGCAGTTCAGCCACGTTTCACCGTCCACATTTCTTCTGGTGCATCAGGTTCCGCTATAGCTTCAACGCTCGACACACTGCCGTCAGTGCTGACCAGCACACGTTCCGTCAGTTGCAGGTTCAGGCTGATATCACAGACATCGTTGCGCAGAATATCCACCTCAAAGGTGAATAGCTTTTCCCGTAACGCCGGGTTATTGATGGCATCGGGCTGGTTATCCCTCAGCCACAGCAAAACCGGGGCCATCAGCAGATTCTGGTCGCCGCTGAAATCCTCAATCACCGCGTTCAGTGTGTAACGGTACTCCCACGACATGGAGCTGGCCCCCGTGGCAACCAGCGAACCGTTATCCACAAACAGATGCAGTTTGTCCGGGTTATTGCGGACATAAGGCACCGCTTTATTGAGGGCGTGGCGCAGGGATTGTGGTTTGTTCACTGTTTCGCTCCTGACACGCAATAATCATGTCCACTTTGTCTGCACAGACCGCCCAGGCGGCCTCCGTTTCATCCAGCAACGCGTTCAGATCACCGTTAGTGCGCGGCGTTGCCTGATCCAGCCGACACGGCGTCACTCGCGGACAACCACTGACGGTAAGCCATACCTCCGGTGAGTGCCGGACGTTTCCGCAGCCGGATAATGTCAGCAGGCAAAGGAGTATCAGCCCAGCGGCGTAAATCCTCGTTCTCACGTTTCAGTTCCTCGATCCGGTGTTGTCGTTGTCTCAGCAGCGTGCTGGTCTGTTCTGCTTCGGCATAGAGCCGCGCCTGCTCCCGGTTATTGGTTTCAGTCAGAATGGACAGGCTGATAAGCTGGCTATTGCTCTTTGCCAGTGCCTGGCTTTTGCTCTGCAGCTCGTCTGCCTGCGTGCTGATGGTCTGGCTGGCATCAGCCAGCCGCCACGTCTGCCAGCCCAGCGCCGCCAGTAATAACGTCAGCACAACCAGCAGCAACCGGTTCATGCTGCTACCTGTTGCGCCATCTGATTACGGGTGATCCAGAAGGCAATAACGGTCAGTAGATAAAAGACCAGGGTAATAGCCCACCCCGTCCAGGCGAGACTTACAACAATCAGCAATCGCATCACCCAACTGGTAAATACGTTTTCTTTTCGGGTAATTGTCTTCAGCAAAGATGCCCTTAACTCCTGCCAGAGCGGGCCATTCTTAATTAACGCAGCCAGTGCTACCGGAATTACCGCCCATGTCAGCAAACAGGCTACCCAAACGCCGGACGCTGCCAGTACCGGAAAAATCCTCTGCGGATACACCATTGCTGCGATTAACAGCGCCATCCATAACATCAGAAACAGTCCGCTGATTAATTTCTTTTTCATTTCAGTTTGCTCCCTGTAAACACCAGGCCATCTCCCGCGCACGGCGGTTATCCAGCCCCTGATTAAAAACACCTTTCACATAAACCCAGCGCGGCAACTGTCGGCATGCATCCGCCCAGCGCCGCTGATTGAGCAATTTCACCAGCGTGGAACTACAGGCATTGCCCGTCCCCACGTTGAAGGCAAACGACACCGTAGCGTCATACACCTTCTGCGGCGGCTGTTGCTTCACACACCTTTCCAGCGCCCGCTCCACTCGTAGCACGTTGGAGATCAGCCCTTCAGCTGCCTGTCGTTCCGTAATAATTTTGCCGGGAATGACGCCCGACGTATTACCAATGCCGTCGGTCCAGACACCCGCGCTGCACTGATACGGCTGCAGACGACAGCCTTCATAATCGGCGATCAGTTTCAGTCCCTCCTCGGAGGTGTGAAGCTGCTGAAACCCCGGCAGCGTGGCAGCAATAGCCAGCACGGCCCCGACAAGGCAGCGTTTAACGATTGATGGATTCATAGTCCTCCCGCGAGATCTGCCCGTCGCGCAGAAGCTGGTAGGCTTTGTGTTTGTAGTACCAGTTGATAGCCAGCATCAGCACACCGATCATCAGGCCGCCCAGCGTTGAGGCATCCTTGATGGACAAATCGCCCAGCCAGGCCAGCACGACGGCGATGCAATACGTGATAAAGGCGCTGATTCGCTCAAGCGTCATAATTCAGTCCCATAGCTGGACGGTCTGCACGGTGGTGGTTGTCGGAATGTCCGGCAGCTCCACCTGCAGCCCGTGAGGTAAAAAGGGGCCGTATTCGGCAAGCCCCGGATTTGCCTTCAGTACCTGCTCCGTGACACCCTGCGTGCGCCCGTAATGACGCCAGCAAAGTGCGTCCACCGTGTCATACTGATGCGCACGCACTTTCATCAGATAAGCTCCACTGTGCAGTGCGGCGCATCCTGCACCCGGCTGATGGCCCAGCGGGCGTCACGCCATAAATCACCGCTTGCTTCCGCCAGTTCCTCGCCTCGCTTCGCACCGGATGCCGTGGCGTCATAGTCCTGGTAACGTTCGTTGAGCATGGCGCGTGCCCAGCAATAAACCGCGTTGAAATAGTGCTGAATGCGCTCGCTTTTGCCGTCCAGTTGTTCCGCCGGGACTTCTGCCAGCGAGGCATACCCCAGCATCTGCTGGCGTCTGCGAAACTCATACAGCTCTGCGTTGACCTCCGAAATTGCCGACAGAGCAACCTGTTTTAAACGCGGCTGCGTCACCGTGCCGTCAGTGCGCATCACACTGCGAAACTCCGACAGGTCCACATCAGGCCAGAACGGCGTATTCCTGATGATTTCCGCCTGTTCCGGTGCCTGTTCTGGCGCAACAAACTTCATGCTGCTTTCTCCTGAAATAGAGGGCGGTGGACGGGGTTTTGATGTGGCAGTGCCTTTCGCCACCCCGTGCCGCCCGTGCGCGGGGGCACGTTCTGTCAGCGGCTGTCATTGCGCAGTCTGCGCTCCAGCTGCTGTTTGTCTTTTTTCACGCCACAGCGGGGATCGAGCTGTAACGCATGGTTGAGATGATTAAGGGCAGACGCCGGATTTCTTTCACTCAGGACAGCGCCAATCGCTTTATGCAGACGCGCCCGTGACTGGTCCGGCATATCCATACCGTCTGTCAGCTCCAGGGTCTGCAGCAACAGATCGGCATCAAAGCCGGTGGCGGCAAGCATTGCGCTCTGGGCTGCATCTGCCATTTCCTCTGCCAGCACGGTCTGCACGTTGCGGTTACCTAACGGCATCACCCAGCCATGACGCAGGGCGTGACGCCCGATCTCCAGCGCCCCGGCATAATCTCCGGCATCAATGCGCCACAGCATCACGTACATCAGCACGTCATCCTGTTGAGCGCCTCCGGCAGCCAGGACACCCTCCGCCCAAGCGGCGTACTTCGGCAGCAGCTCCACCTTGATTTCCGCTTTTTTGACCGTGGACTGAACGCCCTTGAGACGGCGGCGGTCTTCCGCCAGTTGCAGCAGCATCAGGTCATAGCCCGACGCGTGGCGAACGCTGCCGCCCTCGCGGGCGGCCTGTTCAGCCTGAACGCGCAGGCGATGCTGCCGTGCGGGACTCAGGCTCATGAATTACGCTCCGGTTTCTGCTGCTGCGGCGCTGAAGTCGCCAATCTGGATGTTTTCCACCAGTGCGGCGCAGCGGTAGTCCTCAACCACATAGGCTTCGTTAACGGATTCAAAGTTTTCAATCCGGTCACGTTTCGGGTTGTCGATAACTGAGCGGCGGCGGGTGTCTTCCTGCCAGTAGATGGACAGGTTATCCAGACGGGTGATCAGCAGTGCATTCGGCGGGAAGAACGGCGCACGCACGGCCTGCAGGCCAACCATGCGTTTCTGACTGATGATCATATCGGCAGCCAGTTTTTCACTGTTTTCCTGCTCTTTGTTGACCAGCGGGAAATACTTGTCAGACAGCAGTTCACGACCGCAAATCACCACCAGATCGTCATCGTCCTGGTAGACCACATCGATAAGCTCATTGACGGCATCCATCACCACGGCGTCCAGGTTGGCATATTCGCCACCTTTCCCGACTTTCACCGCACCCGGTGTGGTTTCACCGCCCGTGGTGGTGCTGCCCATGACGTGATCCGGTGCATCTTCACGGATTTTCTGCAGCCAGCCTTTGTTCACATCCTGCAGCAGCGGGTTATCGCTACGGTTGGAGGTTTTCGCACGCTTCACGCCGTTAAAGCCGATCATGATGCGGTCCAGTGCCTGACGTTTCACGATGGCGTCACGGATGCGCACCTGGAAATCCTGAAACTTCGCCCACAGGTCCAGCTTCGCGTAGGTCAGCACCGTGTCAAAGTTGGTCTGCTCGCATTTATATTCCACATCGACCATCAGCGTCGGATCGACAGGTTCACGCTCTTTCGCGGTGGTGTCAGTGGTTCCGGCAATGGTGCTGCCAACTCCCAGCCCCAGCAGCTGACCGGACTGCTCAGTCACTGGCGTGACGTTAATCAGCGTCAGGAAAGCGGCGGACTGCTGGATCTGGTCTTCCAGCGTCTGCTGTACAGACGGCTCTACGGTGAACTTGCTGGACAGTTCTTCAACTGCCACACCGTTCAGACGCGCCAGCTGCTGCAGGTAAGCGTTAAAAGCAAAGCGGGTATTCTTCTTCATCAGGTTTTGTGCTCCATCAGCAATTGGTCAGAGTGTCAGCGGGGGCGTTACCGCCTGTTGCACGCTGGCGGTAGTCCTGGCGGCTGTCTTCATGACTCAGCTTGTCCACCAGTTCGTTAAAGGCGGTTTGCTGTGCCTGCAGGGCAGTCTCCAGCTCAGACAGGCGTTCTTCCTGCTCAGACAGGGATTTTTCGGTGCGTGCGCTCAGGTTCTGCTGCTCAGTGGCGACCAGCTCCACGGCCTTATGCACATCAGAGAACCGGGCGTCATCGGACTGCTCTTTTTTGGTAAACAGCGCCGTGACGCGGGCAAACAGGGACGGTTTGTCGTCCTGGACTTCTTCCAGTTCGATCACCGTTTCCTCTGCGGCGGTAAAGAGATTGGCGGGATTCTGCTTGCGGTTTGCCAGCGGGTTATGGGCTGCACTGGCGCTGAATGTCAGCATTTCAGTGCCCAGACTGGCAGGGTCATCAGTGGCAGCCAGGCCGACCAGGTAGGCTTTGCCCGTATCAGCGAACTTCGGGCTGACTTCCATAGAGGTGAATAATTTCTGGCCTTTTTTCACCAGTTCCACCAGGGACTCCGTTGGCTCAACGTCAGCATACAGCGCCATCTTGCCTGCCAGCGGACCTTCCGTGATTTCTTCAGCAAACAGCGCCGTCACCTTGCCGTAGCGGTTAAAGGTGCTGTCCGGCAGATAAGACTTGATGTGCTCAAGGTTAATCAGCGCGGTATACACCGCCGGGTTATAGCTGGCTGCCATCTGTTCCAGCCATTCACGCTGGATTTCGCGTCCGTCGGTGGTGGCACCTTCCACCCCGATGCGAAAACGCTTTGCTTTCACTGTCATGAGCCGTGCTCCGTTAGAAAAAACTTACTGGAGCCTTATGGTTGCGGTGATGGGGGCAGTGAAACAATGCGCGGTATTTGTACCGACAACCACACAAACCGCAGGCGGGGAAAGCCTTCATTCAAGGCTGTAGGTTTGTGCCATGAACACCACACTGACACCCGCAGATCTCGATCCCCGTCGGCAGGCCATGCTGCTGTACTTTCAGGGATACCGCGTAGCCCGCATTGCTGAAATGCTGGGCGAGAAAGTTGCAACCGTTCACAGCTGGAAAAAACGCGACAAGTGGGGTGACTATGGGCCGCTTGATCAGATGCAGCTCACCACCGCCGCACGCTACTGCCAGCTCATTATGAAGGAGCACAAAGAAGGGAAAGATTTCAAAGAGATTGACCTGCTGGCGCGCCAGTCGGAGCGCCATGCGCGGATCGGCAAGTTTAACAATGGCGGCAACGAAGCCGACTTAAACCCTAACGTCGCCAACCGCAACAAAGGCCCGCGCCGTCAGCCGGAAAAGAACGTTTTCACCGATGAACAGATTGAGAAGTTGGAAGAAATCTTCCATTCCTCCATGTTCAACTACCAGCGCCACTGGTGGGAAGCCGGAAAAACCAACCGCATCCGCAACCTGCTGAAGTCACGCCAGATCGGCGCGACCTTCTATTTTGCCCGTGAAGCCCTGATTGACGCCCTGCTAACCGGGCGTAACCAGATTTTCCTTTCCGCCAGCAAGGCTCAGGCCCACGTCTTTAAGCAGTACATCATCGACTTCGCCAAAGAAGTGGAGGTGGAGCTGAAAGGCGATCCGATGGTGCTTCCTAACGGGGCCACGCTGTACTTCCTCGGCACCAATGCCCGCACGGCCCAGAGTTACCACGGCAACCTGTATCTGGATGAATATTTCTGGATACCGAAATTCCAGGAGCTGCGCAAAGTGGCTTCCGGTATGGCTATTCACAAAAAATGGCGACAAACCTATTTTTCCACGCCATCCAGCCTGACACACAGTGCTTATCCGTTCTGGTCCGGTGCGCTGTTCAACCGAGGGCGCAGCAAAGCCGATAAGGTGGACATCGACCTGTCCCACAGCAATCTGGCCCCCGGCCTGCTGTGCGCAGACGGGCAGTACCGCCAGATAGTCACTGTGGAAGATGCGGTGCGCGGCGGCTGTAACCTGTTCGACCTCGACCAGTTGCGCATGGAGTACAGCCCGGACGAATACCAGAACCTGCTGATGTGTGAGTTCGTGGACGATCTCGCGTCTGTGTTCCCACTCAGCGAGCTGCAGGCGTGCATGGTGGACAGTTGGGAAGTCTGGACCGACTTTCATGCACTGGCCCTGCGCCCGTTTGGCTGGCGCGAAGTGTGGATCGGATATGACCCGGCGAAAGGTACGCAGAACGGCGACAGCGCCGGATGCGTGGTGGTGGCGCCGCCAGCCGTGCCGGGCGGTAAGTTCCGCATTCTTGAGCGTCACCAGTGGCGCGGAATGGACTTCCGCGCCCAGGCTGACGCCATCAAAAAACTGACCGAACAGTACAACGTGACCTATATCGGTATCGACTCAACCGGCGTTGGTCACGGGGTTTACGAGAACGTGAAAGCGTTTTTTCCTGCCGTCCGGGAGTTTGTCTACAACCCCAACGTTAAAAACGCCCTGGTACTCAAGGCCTACGACATTATCAGCCACCGCCGTCTGGAGTTTGACGCCGGACACACCGACATAGCGCAGTCCTTTATGGCAATCCGTCGCGCCACCACCGCCAGTGGCAACCGCCCGACCTATGAAGCCAGCCGCAGCGAAGAAGCCAGCCACGCCGATCTGGCCTGGGCAACGATGCACGCACTGTTTAACGAACCGCTGCAGGGCGAATCCGCCAATACCAGCAATATTGTGGAGATTTTTTGATGGGAAAGAGTAAGAAGAACCGCGCTGCGGCGACGAAACAGATCCAGCTTAAAAGTCAAACTACAGCCGAAGCATTCAGCTTCGGCGATCCCGTTCCTGTTCTGGACCGCCGAGAACTGCTGGATTATGTGGAATGCGTACAGATGGACCGTTGGTATGAGCCGCCCGTCAGCTTTGACGGACTGGCGCGCACCTTCCGCGCCGCCGTGCATCACAGTTCCCCGATTGCAGTAAAGTGCAACATTCTGACCAGTACCTATATCCCTCATCCGCTGCTCAGCCAGCAGGCTTTTTCGCGTTTTGTGCAGGACTATCTGGTATTTGGTAACGCCTACCTGGAGAAACGCACGAACCGATTCGGTGAAGTTATCGCTATTGAGCCTGCGCTTGCAAAATACACCCGACGCGGATTAGACCTGGATACCTACTGGTTTGTGCAATACGGTATGACAACCCTGCCGTATCAGTTCACGAAAGGCAGCATTTTTCATCTGATGGAACCGGACATCAACCAGGAGATCTACGGCCTGCCCGGTTATCTTTCTGCCATTCCGTCAGCCCTGCTCAACGAGTCCGCCACGCTGTTCCGCCGCAAGTATTACATTAACGGTAGCCATGCAGGCTTCATCATGTATATGACCGATGCCGCGCAGAACCAGGAAGATGTGAACAACCTCCGCAACGCAATGAAAAGCGCCAAAGGCCCTGGCAACTTCCGCAATCTGTTTATGTACTCGCCTAACGGCAAAAAGGACGGACTTCAGATTATCCCGTTGTCAGAGGTCGCAGCGAAGGATGAGTTTTTGAATATCAAGAACGTGAGTCGGGATGACATGATGGCAGCACATCGTGTGCCGCCGCAAATGATGGGGATTATGCCGAGTAATGTTGGGGGTTTTGGGGATGTGGAGAAAGCCAGCCGCGTCTTTGTTCGCAACGAGTTGATACCTCTGCAGAAGCGCCTTCAGGAATTGAACGACTGGCTTGGAGAAGAAGTCATGCGTTTTGAAGATTATAATTTAGGTATTGAATGATATTTAAAAGCCTGTACAAACAGGCTTTTATTCTTTAGTTTAAAATCACCAAGACATGAGCATTAAAACTTAAAGATCCGGATCTACAGGCTCATGATATAGATTTACAGGGTAATGAATAACTTCATAATTCAGTTGAGTAACTGTGTGAACATGCTGGCTATAAAAAACCAATGGATTTTTTTGACAAGGAGTAATCGTTATAGATTTACAGGCATGAATTCTTGGTGCGAATTTATCTAAATGCGCCTTCCAGTTGCTCATCATTTCATTACATTTTCTATTACGAGTATAGATAATCAATCCACCACTTGCGCTGTCTACGGTCCCTGTACTATATCGTTCAGTGAGTTGAGCATACCCTTTAAATAAATAACTATATGAAGATGTATGTTTTTTGGCTTCGCCATGCCAAATATAATCCTTTAGTTTTATTGTAATATCACAATGTCCGCGCTGATTATTTTCATGAAATGCTTCAATGTCCATATCTTTATTTTTGATATTGGCCAATAAAATTAAAGTAAGCTGATCTTCTGTTAAATCGAAGTTTAACTTATTTGAATTCTCTTCTATTTCCTTTACAGCAGAATCAAGTTCAATCCTGACAAATTGTTTGAAATTATCGTACGATTGAAGTGCAAATCTAACACGAGTAATAGAAGCATTAATACGCTGAAGAAAAATATCATTATCAATATCAGCCAAACTCATTGCTGCAGACATTTTTAACATCAGATAATATCCTTTGATTTAGATTCATCTAATGTAAAAAAAGGAAATACGAATGACTTATAGTCATACATAAGCTCCCCTGTAAATGGGTTTGCTAAAGATTGACTGATTTCCGCCTCAATAACTTCCTCTATTTCAAGTTCTACAGGGTCATGAAAATCATCAATGAACCAATAATTGAGTTTTAAAAAATCAACCTTTGGGCTACAAAGAATTTGTATGGCCGGATAGATAACCTGCTCATACGTTTCTGGCTGTAAAACCTTATTATAACCACCAGCTATATTAAATAAATCCTTATAACTTAAAGCTATATTTGATGATTTTTTAGCCCTTGCCTCGATTTCATCGTACAAATAGCAAGCTAACGCCCCAATTTCAGGGCGTTCTGCACACATTTCTTTGATGATCTTGGGCATATCACCATCCTTCATTGCTGACTCCAATTATAATATCAGCTTTGTGAGGGTTTCGAAATCATCTTTGGATATACATTTACTTAATATAGCATAGTTAACAGGAGAGCAACTACTCCCTCCTAGATGCCTGCGGAGTGTTCCCGGAATGATAAGCTCTACGTTATCCGCTAATTGCAGTTTTGGATTATTTCTATCAACTCTAATTCCAATACGATACAAACCAATACTGCCTACTGCTTTGATGCCTTCCTTATTAAACAAATCATCACGTAAGTCTTTAGTGGCCACATTTTTCTTTTCTTTATGCGTAGTCCCCTCATTCGTCAAAAATGACAAATCAAAGACTTTATAGCTTAATTTTGAATAAGGCAATGAATTTTGTTTGAAAATTGGCTCAATTAACGGATAAAAATCTTTTTCCGATGATTTAAATTCATAACCGACATGATTATACAATTCACGAATAATGTTACTCTTTGCAAAAGTAACATTATCACCAATAATATTACCATTAGTATCTACCAAAACATGAATTTTATTAGTAACAGAGTCTAATATACAGACATCAAAACATTGTCGCTTTTCTTTTCGCTTTGCAATAATTTCATCAAACTGCTTGTATTGCGCAAGTGCTGACGGGGGAATTTTTTCTCTTACAACTAATTCTCTGACAGATGAAAAAACAAGTATTGACTGGGTGTTTTGAATAGAATAATTAACAAGTTCAGGTTGATTTTTTACAGCATTTTGCAATTGGACATCATCAAGGATCGAATCAACCAATAATGATGGTTGATTCATCAAATTCCATTGGAAACTAAATCTGTCATTTAGTGTTTTAATTACACTATTATCTACAGTCAAACTAAATATTGCTTTTTCACCATAAACGACCTGACCCAAAATTAGGTCATTTACGTTTGCCATAATGCCATCAAACTTTTGCCTATCTTTACTTTTAAGATCAATGAGGCTTTCTAGTATTTTTTCGTTTGTTGCTTCACGCCCCCTACCTGTTGGCAGCCCTAAAGACGCAATAATTGGCCTTGCAACGTTCCATGTGAAACGTTCAGTTAAGGTCAAGATCGACTTTAACTCAGACTCAGAAAGCACTACTGGGACACTACCTGTCATAACTTGCACCTAGTCATCCAAAAAGCAATAAGAATTTGCTCTTGTCTTAATTTATCCTTCGATACCTAACAAATTACCTCAATGTTGAAAAAATTTGCAAGCCATTTGCTTCTAAAAAGCGACCTTACTCAGAGTGTTACAAAACTAAGCGAGCGCGCGCTCGTATCCCCGCCACGCCTGCCCGCTTTATGTAGTAGTTTTCATGCACCTGCATGACATGAGCAAAAGCCCGCCAGTTCTGGCATGTCTTAGCCAAACCGATCCTCAAACGATCATGCGAACTCATGCAGCATAGACATGCATGACATGAAAATCGGTCAAACCTTGAAACCAGTCATAAATATGAGCCAGCTTAATACACACTAAATAGCTGCGTCTAATACTGCTACACCTGCCGTTTACTGACATGTGGCATGTCGCGTAAGGACAACATACTGTAGGCCAGATACAGCAGGATCAGGCGAAGAAAACGGCCCCACGCCTTACCCAGCAAGAGCCAAGGGCCAAGGGCTAACCGAAAGTGGAACATTATTCCGCGCAGTTATTTAGTGTCAGCTCTTTTGAGCTAAAATCAAGTTTCAACATGAGGGTCTGTGCAGGCTTTCTCATCCCGCTAATTTATACAGCACACCTATATGGCTATGAGTTTGTCATGCCCGCTAATCCTGTTAGGATTAGCCTTGTTTTTTTACGATTGGGATAGGGATATGAAGAAATTAACTGGCGTAATTGCTTTTGCTCTGCTGCTTACTGCTTGTGACAAACCGAAGATCGATGCATCAAGCGATCAGTCGATGAAAGAGTCCATTCAAAAAGTAAGAGAGTCCTTACCTGCAGATAAAAAAGCTCAGTTTGATGATGCAGTTAAAGTCGTTGCCTTTAGCCAAATCAACATGAGAGAGCTAATGCAGGCTGGAACGTCTTCTGGGGACGTCTACGAAACAAAAATTAAGTCAGCGTTGGAAGGTAAAACTGGTGATGAGGTTATAAATTACGCACAAACTATTCGCCTTGAGCGTGAGAAGAGAGAGAAAGAACAGGCTCTGCAAGAAATAAAAGAACTGGAAGCCAAACAAACCTCTGCAACACAGGCTGCGGAAAAAATGAAAGCCTTCAAGGTCGAACGTTCCCGTTTTTATTTCCAGAAAGAGGATTACGGCAATGATCAGCCAATTCTGGATATTAGCGTTGAAAACGGAACAGACAAAGCGGTTGCCAGAGTATTCTTCAAAGGAGTTATTGCCAGCCCAGGAAGAAGCGTCCCTTGGTTCTCTGACGTCTTCAACTATAAAATTTCTGGAGGTCTGGAACCAGGTGAGAAAGCCAACTGGAAATTAGCCCCTAATAGATACTCTGATTGGGGAAAACTTAAAGTTCCGGCTGATGCTATATTTACCGTCACAGTCATTGGCCTTGAAGACGCAGATGGGAAATCGATCTATGGTGACGCCGAGTTTTCAGAACGCGATGCTGACAGACTGAATCAACTTAGAGATAAGTACCTTTCTAAATAATCAAAATTAAAGCTACTTCAGCATAGTCCCTGAGAATATATATCAGGGACTACCAAATCACGGCAGATACCCCTTAGTTAAATAATGCTAAACGCTTAGAAAGAGACCATGAAACGTATAACTTTCTCCTTTACGTTAGTAGCAATCATCATAGCCTTAGCTGGATGTGCTTTGCCAGATAAAGACGGCGACTTCGGAGCTTATGTTCATGCCTGTCAGCAATATGCATACGGAAAATCCTATGCCTTTGAGAATAGAGACTTCGCGTATAAGGTCTGTAAGGACGCGGCGAAACTGTGGAGTGACGAAGTTCCTGGCTATATCATCAGGCAAATTCAACTACATCCTGAAATACCCAGCGAAGAAATTAAATATGCAGCCATGGCCGGCTCTTTGGGGAACAACTAAATCAACTTATGAGAAAGGGGCTTAATGCCCCTTTTCGGTTCCCTTATCAAGTCCTAACGAAACAAGCTCAACTGATTACATCCATCGACCTACTGTATTCATGGCTTCGAATTTTCGCCATCAACTCATCAGTCAATTCAGAAACCCACTGCAGAGCTAGCCCCTTCTCTTCATCACTACACTCACTAGCCGCTACAAGCTTAAGAAAAAAATCAATGCGCTGGAGCTTCAAAGACTCCAAAAAATAGTCCTGCATCTTTCCTCCTATAACACCATACGCAATACTGTACATATAACCACTGTTTATATTTACAGTATATAATAATCTTACTGATGTAAAACGTTTTTTTACGTTCATCAGCCTGATATGCCTGGTATTATTAAGAGCACGAATTGTTAACCCGCGTGATTAATACATGTTCCGCCACTTATCATCTTCCTGCAAACGCTGGTTCCGATAGAAGATACGCAGGCCTGCTCCTGACGGAATACTGCCACCGCAAAGGAGCAAATCGACCTCTTTCTCGCTGCCATCAAATCCTCTGGACTTCAGTTCATAGACGAGCTGCTGACGCTGATACTCTGTAATTCGCTGTTTGTAGTCTTTACGCCGTTTCGGTTTAACCAGGCGCAATCTTGCTGCCAGTTCCCGGCGCTCTTTTTTGCTCATACTGTGCAGGTAATCGTGCAATTCCTTGTCATCCATGCAGGTAATGTCCGTTCTGGTATCCCCATCTGCTGATTCATCTTTCTCATGTTGGTTCAAATTTTCAGCAAGGGGACAGTTATTGCCACGAGTCCAAGGGGCGCAAGCGCCCTGGTCGGCTGCCGCCTCCTGAACGTCAACGGCCTTACGAACCATTTTCCACTTCACTGCATGAGTGCAGATCTTGCCCTCTGCAATGGGTGACCAGATGCCATAAATACGAATACCGTGATCGCCATAGGCGGTTGGCTCTTCGTTGATTTCATAAGCGGTTCTGATGAGGTGATATTTGCGGGGAACCAGTACGCCGCCCTGCTTCATGATGTAGGTGGCAAAACAACCAGCATCAGCAGCAGCCAGAATGGCATCAAGACGCGGGTTATCCAGTACCGGCGCACCTGCTTTTTTGTCACCCTGTTGCCTTGCCGCCTGACCAGCCAGCAAGCGAAGTTCACGGTAAGCCTGACGTCCCGGAATACCAAAGAAGCGGAATTGCTGAACACGATGCAGAGACGCCCAGGCATTAACGTATTCAGCGTTATCACGCAGGGATTTACCCGTTTCCTTGCTGATCTCGCCAGCCAGACCACGCCCGTCAATGTTCTTACTGATGTATTTCGCGATGTAGCTTGTCGGCGTTCCTTTGCGCGGGTTTATCAGCTCAGATTTAAAGCGTGGACCAGTGTTATTACCCAGTTCCTCGCGGTCTTCACGGATGGCAAACTTACGCAACAATGCAGTAATGGCGCGGCGGTCTTTTTTGCGCATGAAACACAACAGGTGCCAGTGAACTGTACCGTCATGATGCGGCTCAGCCACCCGCACGCCATACCAGCGCAACCCGGCTTTGTGTATCGCCTTACGAAATGCAGCAAACATGCCGACCAGATAATCGCTGCTTTGTCTTACCGTCGCATTTGTCCAGGTTGGGTTTGGTCTGCCGTTATTGAGCGTGGAATGGAAACGTGACGGACAGGTAATGGTGTAGAAAACGGCGCAGTCACCGCGCATTTCCGCGATAAGCTCCAGACCTTTAACACAGGCCATCATCTCATTGCGGCGGTGCGCCGGGTTGCTGCTGCTGGCGTTTACCACGTCTTCCATATCCAGCGTGTCGCCCTCTTCGTTCACCAGTTCATGAGAACGGAAAAACTCCAGTGACTTGCGGCGCTGCTCACGTTTATGCATCACGGCTTCATAGCTGACATAGGGAGATGCTTTTTTGCTGACCAGGCAGACAGCACGCAACTGCTCTTCCCGCCATTCGCAACGCATTTTCCATAATTTCCGGTACCACCAGTCGGCGCACAACATACGCGCCAGCGAACCCGGAATGAGTTCATAGGGCACGGGTTTACGGCGGTTTCTTTTCCGACGGAGTTGCTCAAACGCAGGCGGGATGACATCCAGACGCAGGGTTTCCGCTGCCACCTTTTCCCATGTCTTGCGGATTTCTTCTGGCTTAACGTCATCGGTGGCATACAAATCACCACAAGCTGCATCAAGGCACATGCTCATATGCGCAGCGACAAGGGTAGACAGGCGTTTCACCTGATCCTGACTCATTTCAGGCAGAATCAGCAGGCCGTCCAGCCCTACATGGCTTGCCATAAAACGAAAAGATGCAGATAGCTGGCTGTCGCGTACATGCTCCAGTCGTTCCAGACATGGCTTAATCGTCTCACGTAAATAGCGGGAATAAGCCTTTGGCCTGCCCAAGCTGCTGAAGTATTCAATACGTTGCATCAGCGGCTTGCTGATATGGGAGGGCTGGGCGCTGACGTCTGCCAGAATGACCATGTCCGGGTTAAAACGCTGCTGCTCATGCGCCAACTTTGCCCGGCTAATGAGCTTATCCTGCTCTATTTCGCGTTGGACAGGATCACGGGATTCATTAAAGAAATAACGCTCCCAGACCTGATCACTCAGTGCCTCGCGGCGCAGTTGTTCCTGCTCGTTATCGGCAGCGTACAGAGTGATCAGGTTTGAAAGCGCAGAAACCGGCGCAACTTCCGCCGGGTCCAGATAAGGGTTAATGGCCTTTTTCGGGCTGTTCCATGAGAACGATGCGGCAGCCTCGTTAAAGCCGCAGCAGTTGCTCATATCGGCATGGCTCATGCACGTACTCCGTACACGGCAGAACTATCCACGCCACGCGAATAATCAAATCCCACCCAGCAGCGCGGCCCGGAAACAGCAATGATTTCTGTTGCTGATTTACTCTCACCAGCTGCTACGCCGATGCTGCGTTTTACCTTGATATAGTGGTGAGTAAAATTGCGATACAGCGAACGGATCAGGGATGTGTCACTGTTAGAAACAATGACCGGATGTCCTTCTGATGACCGATGTTCAAGAACGGATGCCAGGTGATACTGGTCATCTTCAGTAAAGCCGTCAGCGTGATAGCCGGAAAACGTACCGTCATAAGGCGGATCGCAATACACCACATCCCCCGCCTTCAACATCGCCAGCGTTTCATCAAAGCTGGCGCAGATAAACGTTGCTCGCTGGGCTTTTTCTGCAAAAGCGCGAATTTCTTTTTCAGGGAAATACGGATTTTTATAATTACCGTAGGGAATGTTGAAATGCCCGCTCTTGTTATAGCGACATAACCCACGGTAACCGTGACGATTGAGATACAGGAAATATACCGCTTTCATGAAATCAGTAATTTCAGTTGAGTAATTAAACTCCTGCCTTATGTTGTAATAAGCCACCTCCCTGTTTGCGATCTCAAATAAAACTTTGGCGCGAGATATAAACGATTCACAATCAGCGGCAACCTTTTTATAGAGGTTGATTAAATCAGGATTAATATCCGCAACCAGATAGCAGGGATAATCCGTCTCCATCATCACAGCACAGGAACCCGCGAAAGGTTCAACTAGTCGCGGACCAGCAGGAAGATGTTTTTTCAGTTCGGACATTACGGCGGTTTTATTTCCCGCCCATTTCAGGATGGTGCTCATACAGCCCCCCCGTTGTAATGTTTGCCTTTCAGCTCTGCGATTTCCTGACAGGTAATGCAAAGCTGCACACCCGGAATGGCACGGCGGCGTGCTGGCGGAATTGGCGCTTCACACTCAACGCAAAGCACGCGGGACACGCCCGGCGTTTTGGCACGGGCAGCACGGATATGGCGCTGGCGTTCTTCTTCAACGCGCTGCTGTACGAGATCCATTGCATCAGCCATTAGTGGATCTCCTGCGCTTCGTTCTGGATTGCTTCAGCAGTCACACGCAGCAGTTCTGCCGCTTCCACGTGGTTTAGCTGACGGGATGAGATATGACACGCCAGGCTATCAAGGCGAGCTGCCATTGCTTCAGCCCTTGCCCGGCGTTCTTCCAGACGAGCCTCTGTCAGTAAAATATTAAGCCCTGCGTCATCCGGTCCGGTTTTAGTCGTGAGGGTTTCAATATTACGCATAATCAATTCTCCTGAATTTAGATAAAGGGATGCCCGGCGGGTTTACGCCATTAATTTCATTAGTTGGTTAATTCGGCATGGTTAGCCGTCTGGGAAATAAGCTCACCACTGCACGAAAATGATTCATTGCTTTAATCAGCTCCCGCTTTTCGTCAGTGGTCAGCTCATTAATGCTGATGCTATGACGTTCAGCTGGAATTTTTGCCATAAAGAATATGGCAGCCAGTGCCCGTTTATTTTGTTCATTATTGATATCCCGTGGATCACGCATATCTTTAATAAACCGCTCAAGCTCTGACTCAATATTCAGGCCAAAAACTTTCGCCCTTAACTCCGCAATGTGATTAAGTCCATTCAGGCGTTCACCGGGGCTTAATGGAACAGTTGCTGCAGCGCCATTAATTGCCATACTTCATATCCCCCAAACGCAGCTATCGTTCTTTGTTCTTACGGTAACGCTCAAGAGGAGATACATTTTTTCGTATCGTCTCTTTAACCTGCTCTCCCCGTAAAAACGTCCCATCCTTTAACGCGAAAAAGTAACTGCCATCGCCCGACAATGACGGATAGCAACAGAGCAAATCATCTTCAGGTACTGAATAACTCTCCCCTCTGTAACGAAACTGATAAACCACTTCACTTTCTGCCGCATACATTTGGACTTTCTCCGTTTCCTCGTGGTCAATTCAGACAGCAATTCATCTTGTGAATGACATGGATGCCAGCGTTTTCCATCCTCACCCGTGATCCAGCCGTGACCGTAGTGCATTGCCGGGCTTTGTTTTACCAGCAGCGATGCAAATGATGGTTCTTTCGTCAGCATAAGCACCTCACAGCAAACCGAATGAAGCACCGAGGCCAGTCACGGTATCAACTGCACTCGCCATCGCAGGGTTAGCCTGTAAACGGGCCTGCAATGAAACAGCAGCCAACGCCATCAGTCGTGTTACAGAGTTAATGCTGCTGATAGCATCACGACGACCTGCACTGGTTTTTACATCGCCAGATACCGCACCTGCAGCAACACGCCCGATCTCTGCGGTTGCACTCATGACGTAATGTGGCAGTTTCTCTTTTGCCACCTCATTAATCGGTACACATGGCAGACAATGAATCTGTGCCAGAAAACCATCTACCAGCGTTGAATCTTCAGTCAGATCGGTAAGCAGCCAGATTTCTGGTGCGGTTAATAAATGAGGCTGAGCTGGGTTCAGCTTGTTCCGCAGAATCTGCACATTCATGCCCGCACGTTCTGCCAGTTGCACCAGATTGTGGCGCAGTGCGAATGCACGACAGGCTTCATCAAAATGTGGATGTTTGGAAACTTGGTAATCAAACATGGTTTTCAACTCCGAACTTATCGCAAAATCGAACTCAGCGTCTTATTGCGAAAATAGACGTCTATTAAGCAGACAAAGCATCAACAGTCAGAGCAGCCAGGTTAATCATTACCTTTTCACGTTTTTTGTCTTTACGAAGACGATGACGAGGTAGTCGGCCATCAGCCAACATGTCGTTAATCGTATCAATAGAAAGGCCAGTCAGTTCGCTATAACGTTCGATTGTGACATGTGGTGTATTCAGAGTAATTGAAATGTTAGGTGTCATAAGGCAACATTCCTTCTAGGTATGGCTTGTGGCGAGCCGTTGTTTGTCGTGATTAGTAGTGAAGGCTCCAAAAGAACACTTCTGGTTCAACTTTAAGATCGCTTTTGGAATCTGTCAACGAATTTTGGATTTCTTTGGAGGACTTGTGGATTTCAATAGCGGCGGTAAGAAAGCCATAGAACGTTTAGTTGAAGCATATGGGTTCGGTACCCGTCAGGCTCTCTGTGATCATTTAGGTGTTTCTAAGAGCACCATGGCAACGCGCTATATGCGTGATATTTTTCCAGCAGATTGGGTAATCCAGTGCGCCCTTGAAACGGGCACCTCGCTTAATTGGCTAACAACAGGGCATGGTTCAAAGCAAGCATCAGCAAATACAAATACTATAGAAGTAGAAAAATATTTATTGTCTGATGGAGCATTGCAGAAAGACGGTTTTTATATTTTTGATAAGGGATTTCTACCCTCTACGTTTAAAAAACCTTTTGTCATCACAGATAACAATTCTGAATTTATTTGTGATAAAGAATTTGATGATATACGTGATGGTAAATGGGTAATAAGTATTGATGGCGAAATAACGATCCGTGACATTACTCGTTTACCCGGTGGAAGAATCTTCGTCGAGGGTGGAAACAGAGCCTTCGAATGCAAGATAGAAGACATTGAAATAATTGGTAAAATTATAAGTTTAACAGTCAAGTATATTAAATAGTACCGGGAGGAAACTATGCTTGGTAAGGTATTTTTTGTGGTTTTGTCATGTTCTTTGTTATTAAACCCACTAACTACCTATGCTAGAAATTATCCCTGCTCAGGGAAAAAGGGAGGTGTTTCTCACTGTACCTCAGATGGCAAATTCGTTTGCAATGATGGAACTATTAGTAAATCCAAAAAAATCTGTACTAAAAACTCACGATAACTTTTGCTTTTATATCTGCGTCTAAAATAAAAATGAGCCGCAGGTTAACCGCAAAAGTTACATGCTCACATAGCAAAAAGAATAGCCAACTTCATGATGGCTTCAGTGAGATGTATGGTCGTAGGATTTCATACATTGACACTGGTTATACATACAGTAAAAATGCTCTCTACTGGAGGGCATTTTTTATGGCAGTACGAAAACTCACCACAGGGAAATGGCTTTGCGAATGTTACCCCGCCGGACGTAGTGGACGTCGTGTGCGTAAACAATTCGCCACCAAAGGCGAAGCTCTGGCTTTTGAGCGCAACACGATGGAAGAAACCGAAGCAAAGCCCTGGCTGGGTGAATCAGTGGATCGTCGAACACTGAAAGACGTAGTTGAGCTATGGTTCAAACTACATGGTAAATCTCTGACAGCTGGGCAGCATGTCTATGACAAATTGCTGTTGATGGTTGACGCTCTGGGTAATCCTCTTGCAACCGATCTCACCTCTAAAATGTTTGCCCACTATCGAGATAAACGCCTGACAGGCGAGATCTACTTCAGCGAGAAATGGAAGAAAGGAGCAAGCCCGGTCACCATTAACCTGGAGCAAAGCTATCTAAGTAGTGTTTTTAGCGAACTATCCCGTCTGGGCGAGTGGTCGTATCCGAACCCACTGGAGAACATGCGAAAATTCACCATCGCAGAAAAAGAGATGGCATGGCTTACCCATGAGCAGATTGTTGAATTGCTGGCTGATTGCAAACGTCAGGACCCAATTCTGGCACTGGTAGTTAAGATATGCTTAAGCACAGGCGCACGCTGGCGTGAAGCCGTAAATCTTACCCGCTCACAGGTGACCAAATACCGAATTACCTTTGTCAGAACGAAGGGGAAGAAAAACAGAAGCATCCCTATCAGTAAAGAGCTTTACGAAGAGATCATGGCGCTTGATGGGTTCAATTTCTTTACAGACTACTATTTTCAATTTTTATCCGTGATGGAAAAAACGTCTATCGTGCTCCCTCGCGGTCAACTCACACACGTTCTGCGCCATACGTTTGCGGCGCACTTCATGATGTCGGGTGGAAACATTCTCGCCTTACAAAAAATTCTCGGACACCACGATATAAAAATGACTATGCGTTACGCACATCTGGCACCAGATCATCTGGAAACGGCGCTCCGTTTCAATCCTCTGGCAACGCTGCCAAGTGGCGACAAAGTGGCGGCAGCGGTTGGCATTACCCCGTAA